CGTGGAAGAAGTTCCCGAGATTCAGGGAGATGATGAAGATCAGGATCTACGAGGTGCTCTACAAGATCTCGGAGCTCGCGAGGAATCTCGCATTGATGGAGGGGAGAAGATGCATCGAGGGGACCAAGAGGACCGTCTTCAAGAACTTCCAGAAGAGCGGCTACGCGCTGGCCATCCGCGCGGGCTCCAGAATGACGACGGAGTCCCAGATCCGCTACAAGATCTACCGTACGGGGAGGACGGACAGCAGCCAGTTCATGCACTCTTTCAAGAACGAGGAGTTGTACGAGACCGCCAGCAGCACCGGCTGGCTCACAGTCTCCTCCACCGACTTGAGGACGATGCTCACCATGTTCGAGAAGGGAGTGGCGTTGTCCAGCCACTATCTCGACTGCTGGGAGGAGGGGAAAGAGGAAGGAGAGCAGGATGTTGGACTTCTTCAAGAGCAAGAAGATCATGATGCCGTTGTTGATCCTCATGGAGATGAAGAGAGGCACTAGCACCACGTGCCAGTACAACCGCTACATCATGAACTCCATGCTCGGCTTGATCTCCGACAAAGAGAAGTTGGTGAAGGACATTATGGCGGACCCGATCAGGTCGATCCTCGAGGGCTACATCCGCATCCAGCAGATCCAGTGGGCCCACAAACTGTACACATGCAGCAAGGACATCTGGATGGACTGCTTGAGAAAGTCCACTTCCACCTCCCAGGACTACGACACCTTGGAGATGCCGTCCATCTTCTCCGAAGGGGAGGAGGTGGAGTTCACCTTCGTGATGAACGACATCTACCTCGGCAACTTGTTCCAGAAAGACGCGGGCTTCATCGGGCACCGGGCCAAGGCCATCATCAGCAAGATGTTGCAGGAGGAGGAGCATTTCTTGAAGATCAGAGACTACAGCACCGTCAACGGAGATCTCTCCGTGGAGGACTGCTTCGAAAGGGAGGACGAAAAGCACACGTTCTCGAAAGACTTCACCATGTTGATGGCGTCAAGACTCGGGAAGAAGTTGAAAGATATGCCGGGCTACCAGGACATGCTGGCCATCCGGCTGCATGAGAACATCCGGGAGGCGATGATGATGACCAGCTCCCTCGAGATCGCGAGATTCCCGAACGAGACCCTCAAGTATGAGGAGGAGCAGAAGAACAGTCTCAGTTTCTTGATGCTGGACAGATTGGTGAAAGAGTTCGGGTCCCAGATGACTTTGAACCTGGTGAGCAGGCAGAACATCATCGAAGGGATCTTCTCGATGTTCCCGAAAGCCCAGATCGGCGGCCCGAGAGAGATCTTGATCCAAAGCCACCTACTAAGGATC